CTTCTGTATGTTAATATTTTCAATACCGATGTTGCACATCCATCCTTTAAAATTATTTAGATTGTTTGTTGAAAGATAGTTACGTTCTACACGCTTTTTAGATCCGTCGCTATATATTAGTTTAGTTCTTCCCTTAATAACATTTTCCCATTCGTCTTTTAAAACCTTTAAGATGGGCGGCCTTCTCTTAGCATGTTTTTTAAATACCTCACGCTGCTCTGTGGTATACTGAGGAGGATGAACTTCCATTGCACTAATAAACCAACGTCTTTTACTTTGTTTCATTTGTTCTATTGCATATATACACTCGTCCCAAACAGTAGGATCCATCATTACTAACGTGTTCATTGGAATTCCTTGATCGTAAACAGTGTCTAGTACATTTATAAAATGCGGCAAGTCAGCTTCTTTGTGGTGATAGCTGAATAATATTTTATCAAACGCTTTAGCATTTTTCTCCCACCATCGAATAGTTCTACTACCATTTGTAGTCATTGTAACTTTTACGTTATACATTGCTTTTAAGTCTCTAGCAAATTTAGCAACGTTTGGCCAAAGTGTAGGTTCACCACCTAACAGATTTACTTCAAATCTATCTCTACCGTTTGCTATATAAAAATCTAATAGATGAGTAAAATGTTTTATCAATGACTCGTAGTCGTTTGGCCATCTAGTATCTCCACCGTTAGCATAATCGCCGCAATACAAACATTTATAGTTACAATAGTTTCCCACCATATACTCTATACGGAGTCTATTTTTAGACTCCATTGTTTCTATTTTAATTAGCTCTTTCATAGCAAGTGTGCTAGTTCAGGAAATATAGCTGCTGCGTTTAAACCACGGATAGCATCGAGCTTGTTTACATACTCTTTAAATCCAGAAAGTAAATGACTGTTATCTGCCGAATCCATGTGTGTTAACAACCCTTCCCACTTGGACCAGCCAGATGGATTATGTATCCAAAAATCATCGTCTTGTGTGTAATTTTCCCATAGCCATGTTTTAAGTTCTGCAAAACGTTCACGCACTTCTTGTTTGTCTTGTTCTGGTAGTATTGTAATATTAAGAAACGTTGGTATATGTACTAGATGCATGTTAACCAATCCGCCTCCCATTTTTACTCCGCCTACTAAACCAATATTCATCTTTTTAAAATTACTGTTTATTTTCCACTTTATAAAATCAGGCATGTGTTTAATATTGAATATTTGCACGGCTGTTGCCATACTAATATGTATGTTGTCAGGTGTGTTATCTAGCATATGCAGTGTGCGTTCTACATCAGCAAATTTTGTAGGGAAGCGAATATAATCATCACGTTCAAAACTTGCATCGACACTAACAGCAAATTTAACTTTATGAAACTTTGACCATAGCTCAATTAATTCTTCATCTACAAGCAATCCGTTTGAGTTATAACGTAATAGTATTTTATCTTGATAGCCTTGACGAATAATTTCTTTAATAAACATTTTGTGTTCTTTAATCATTAGAGGCTCGCCTCCAGCAAAGTACACTTGTCTTAGGTTAGGAATTTGTGCATTAATTTCTTTCCAGAATGAATCTTTCTCGTGCCACTTGTTATTAAACAATTTGCGATCCCATTGCATTTGTCGTTTAACTTCAGGATCTTGTAATACTGGAATAAGTTTTTTATGGTCCGCAACCCACTTACTTGAATCATGCGGGCTACACATTACACACTTAATGTTGCACGTATGTCCTAATCTTAGATCCAAATATTTTAAATTTTCTGGCACAGTACCGTCTTCTTTTGTTTGACGAATAAGTTCAGGAATATCTACACCGTTGTCGTCTCGATGCCAAGTGCCTGTTTCCCAGATACGCTTACTTACAATACCTTGTCTTTCTTCTTTAAAACAACCTGTACAACTTGCAGGGATTTCACCATTAAGCATAGTTGTACGTACACTTTTCATGTAATCGTTATTCCATGCCTCCAAAGGTGTATTTTTACCAAAGTTTGCAGGTTTGCCATCTTCCATTTTTACAAGACCTACTTCATGATTATCACCTGCGCCACTTGCATTAGATGTACAACATAATCGCATATCGCCATTTGGTCTAGTTGCCATATGTATCCAAGGTAACACACAAAATGTTTCTGTGCCGCTTACTTCTGCAATTTCAGCTTGATACTTTTCTAAATCTGACATTATATCTCTACCTTGTCTATAAACTGATCTTTGGGTTTACTAAGTTTATTTACACCACATGTTCTAGCACATGTAATTAGTTTTTCTGCATGCCAGTACTTGTCCCATACTGTTTGCCAAGCATTAGAATCTATTACATCTTTTATAGAATGATTAAGAGCATTAGTATTTCCTAAATCTGCAATAAGACTAGAGTGCTGTGATTTTATCTTTTGTCTAATATCTTTAGCTAAATCATTAGGGTGTATATAATTATACGGAGCACTTGCTAAAAAACAGCAAGGCATAATGTTTCTTTGTGCAGTTATATAAATTTCTTTCTGTTTTAAAACAAAACAGTCTATTTCACTGGCGTCTACCACATCTTTATAATTGTCAATTACATCTTGAGTTATAAGAGTTATGTTACTTCCTGTAGGAGGCTCTAGGTAATATTCGAGCTGACCTTTTTTATCTAAAACTTCAAACTTATCAGTAGCAACAAATCTTGCACTGTCTTTGCATGTAAATTTAGCAAAGCCGTGTTCTTTTGCTAATGCTTCACAAGCAAGTTGTTGATGCTCGTTGTGTTTAAATTTAATAAACGCCCATTCTGCTGTTCCGCCTGCTTGAATAAATGCTTTTGCATTTTTTAATACGTTGTCAAAGTCAGTACCAATACGATATAAACTATGTGTATCTGCTAAGCCGTCAATTGCAAAAATAACACAATGTTTATTAGGCAATACTTTTGCAAGTTTCTTCCACCAATCTTTACTTCTTGCTCCGCCGTTTGTGTGTATTCTAATCTCTAAACTAGGATTAACATCAGTTGCATAACTACACATTTCTGCTAAATCGTTATTAATAATAGGATCGCCAAAGTTTCCACAAAAGTAAAAACCGTTTATTTGGTTTAGTACTTCGCTATTCAAAATGTGTTTAAAATTGTCAATTGTCCAATCTTGATTTTTAATTAATGGATTTTCTAAACCGCCGTGATAGTTTCTACTACACATCGGACAGCTTGCTTGGCAACGATTTGTAATTTCTAAATGTATATTTTCTAATTGATCAAATTTAAACATTTTTCTTTCTGCCTATAATCATATAACGTGCATATTTTGGTGTTTCGAGCTCGCCTTGCCACAACGGTTTAATTTTGCTCATGCGTACAAAATCACCTAAGTCAGTAGAACATCGTATATGTTCTTCATGATCAAAATAGTTATTGCTTTGTATTACAAACAATGCATCATTTGGCTGATTATCTAACCACTTATCATATTGATCTTGTGTAATATGTTCACAACTTGTGTTAATAATTATGTTAGAAAATTTTAACATAAAAGAAATCCTGTCATCGCACATATCTGCTGTTAATGCTCGAAATCTTTTTTCCATCTCGTATTTTTTATTTACAGTATTTGCAATTTCCTCACATACGGGATCAATATCTACACTTGTAATATATTCTATGTTTAATTTGCTATTAAAAAGAATACTAGCAAGTACGCCATTCCAGCCTCCATAGATAGCAATTCGTTGTTTATCGTATAGCATAAACTGCTCTAGAGATTCTGCAAGCCATACTTTACTATTAACTTGTCCTTTCCAAAAGCTTTCTAATGTACGATAGCGATCCTCACTATTACGGATTGCATCCATCCAAAATAGAACGTCTTGTATATCAACTTTCATACTTTACCTTTGGTAATTTACTATCTGCGCTACTTACACAAGTAGGTGTAATACACTTAGAAGGTGCTTTAAACAGCTCAAAGCCGCCGTCTAACGTGCCTAAGGGTTCATCATGGCAACTGTAGCTGCGCTTAACTTCATTCTCTCTAATGACGCATCCTTGGTATCCTGCGTTGCAATGCCATCCTTTGAACTTGTTAAATCCAAAGGAATTAAAGCGTTCTGCTTGGTCTATATAATAGATGTTACCGTCTTTGTCTTGTAATTCTACCTGTAACAACGGTATTATTTTTTTAAATTCGTCTGGGATTCTTTGAGGGAATCCAGTTTGCAGTTTGTTAAGTTGTACATCTGTATATCCGGATACAACATGAGAGGCTGTAGGGTCGGACTGTGGCTTGACAGTAACATTAATACCTCGGGCGGCAAATCGTTGTAAGCGTTCGTAAAGCTCTTGAAACATTTCAGGAACCATAACTTGGTTGATTGTAACATACACACCTGCTTTCATAAGTTGGAGACATTTATCTCCAAATTCTTGTTCGTTTGCAAACTCTGCGTGATAGCTTGCAGTAATACTCCTACGTTGCAGACTGCTCGTAGCTTCTAACCAGTTGTTCCACCATTTGCTTCCTGGGCTTAGATTGGTCGTCATGTGGATACTCTGGTACTCAGGAGTTGCATCACTGCAATAATGGTCTATGACCTTCCCAAAGTATTTATATGCAGTAGGTTCGCCGCCACTAAAGCTAAAGTGAAAGTCGGTAAACCCATTTTCTCTTGCTTGACGTTTTATTTCGTCAATGGAATTTGTATATATTTCTAAGTCTTGGTGGTCAGGCGTGCTACTTCGAGCATAGGGCCAGCAATAGCTGCAATTGTAATTGCAAAACCTTGCAAGGATCCAGCTAACTGTGAACAAATTTGTGTTTAGTAGAGTCTTTTGACCAAAACTTGTTATGTCGTCAAACGGTATGTTTTGAAAATTGTTCATGTAACCACTCAAAATTGTTTATAAGGCTAATATCGCTCCTATTAGAAATCCCAAACTCCCTACCAGCATTAGCGCCAGCAATAGCGTAATCGCCATAGCGTCTCTCAATGCCTTTTGTACACCAAGTATCAAGTCTTTGTTCTGTTTCTTCATTATTTTGCCTATCGATTATTTTACTACTCAACTTTGCACATTCTCTAAATGCACTTTTCCAAGTGTTAAACGGATCAGTATTAAAAGCTGTGATGTTTGCAACTTGTTCTACCGCAATAAAATGTGGACTAATACTTGTAGTCATGTCTGGTTTTGTTAAATCCATGTCTATTGTTAGTTTACGAGGAAATAATTTTACTCCTCCGTAACCGTACACCAACTCATTGATAGGATTTTGGCTACGCCATACGTGTACATGATCTAATTGATGTTCAGGAACAACATAATCAAAGTTAAAGTCGTTCAGTATTATTGCATCGGCATCTACAATCCAACACATTTTAGTAAAGCATTTCTTTGCAGCTTTAATGTGTGCTTGATGTATTCCTTTAATGCCATGTACTCGTTTGGCCATAGGAAATCTAGCCTTCAGAGCTGCGTAGTTTTCGTCTGCACTGAGTTCTTGATAACTTATGAATACAATATCATACATAGTTTATTATAACATTCATTATTGTATATGTCAAGAGTATTGATTATACAGTTCGGCAAACTCAGGAAAGGTTTTACAAAAATTTGTGCCTCGGCGAGCATCGTGTTGATCAAAATACTTAACTAAGTTGCGACGATTTCTTTCGAGTGCTTCCGGACTACTTAAATTTCTTGCTTTTAATGCTGCCAAATTACGTTCTGCTTTTTCAATTTCAAAGTCATAAAATCCTACAAAGTTATCAGTATTTGCATTTGCTTTCATAAATGCAATTGCCTCTTCTAGATAATGATCAAACTCTTTTGGCAAAATATGTATTGCTTGCCAGGCAGGATTTCTCAGTATTGGGATATCGAACCAAATGCGCTGGCGTGGATGTATTTCATAATCGTTGTGTGTACTATAAGGATCATGTATGGGAATATACTTTGTTCCTTGATTATCTTTGCTGTACTGTGTTCTTAATTTAAGTATGTATTCTAAAAAGTTTTTAAACTTAGGAATACTTAGAGCATTAAATGTATTAATAAACGTCATTGTTGTGTTATTAGTTTCTGTTAAAAAGGTATCTACATTTTTTTTCATAACACTATAGTCAAGTCCTGTTCTAATGTACTCGGCTTGTTCGTCTACAGAATCAACACTAACAAATACAGCAACATTCTTTAATGCCATATTAACATACCAGTTGTTACCTGAACCAGGATTAAATCGATCGTCGTCCTTCCAAATTTGTATTTCTTCTAATCTCTTTAACTTGTCGATAAACTTAGTCATTAGCTCGGGCTTAGGGGGACAAAAATTACTAGTTACACTAACTTCTAGCCATGCGTTAGGATTTTCATAGATATAGTCAAGTACTTTAAAAGTATTAACATCCATTAGAGGTTCGCCGCCTGTAATACGAAATACTTCAAGCTTCTTGTATAAGTCTGGCCACCATTTCCAAAATGCTGTTACATACGGATTATCTGCTTGCTTGCTTTTCAGCGGCATTAATCCTTCAGTTGTTAGATACTCGATATTATTATGTTCAACTTCTTCACCTTTATCATCTACAACATTGTACGGGCCAAACTTGTTTACTTCTTCTTCCCATGTAGTACTTAGGTGCGGACTGCAATACGAACATTTTAAATTACATGCTTGATTAAAATTTACTTCTACATAACGCGGTATAACATCGCCGGTATCTAATGATTCGATTATATCAGTTTTAGCATTTTGAGCCCATTGTTCGCCGCTACGATAAATTCTGTCACTTCGGTCGCCTTGGTCTTCAATCTTCCAGCAATATGAACATCCATCGGGCCTCTTGCCTGCTAGCATTTCTTTGCGTTCTTGTTTTTTTTGCTTAGTATTATGTAACGCACTTGGATTGTCTAATATTTCCGTAACATCAATTTTATGTAGCGGGGGATGATAACAACTATGCGTGGTGCCGTTGGTTAAATGCATAGACATTTGTGCCCACTTAGCATAACACATGCTTGGCGAAATACGCTTTAATTGTGCTTCTGCTATATCTGCTGATTTATTATAATCACTCATTTAAATTTTCCATATAAAAATTGTGCCACTTTTCTACAACTTTCTTCTCCAGGATGTACTAAGTCCCTGGCCTTGTTATCTATTACAAAATATTGATCAGATCTAGTATAATGTGCAGAGTCTCCAAAAAATGATAAACTAGCATATTTTGTTCTATCTTGCCATATAGCTTTTGCTATTTTTCCTTCATAGAACGCAAGTCCTAACTCGTGCGTAGGATCTGCAAACGTAAGTTTCCATAACTTACTAACATCTGTGTGTTCACTTACTTTAACAGCGTTTCGGTCCCATGCTCCTGCATCATACGTATGAAATTCTGTAAAAAATCTAAATCTATTAGTTGTGCTCCAAATATTTGCTACTGCGTACGGAGTTGGAAAATATTCTAGCAAATGAGTAGCGTTGTGTATCATTAAAGTATTTGAGCCACCACCTACTCCTAAATTAATCACCGGTCTACCTAATAATTGCGCTAACTGGAATCCAATAGTTTCCTCATCGGACACTCCAATACCGTACGTACAAGAATCGCCAAACAATACCACAGAGTTTTTCCAATCAATGTCTTTCCATTCAGGCGCTCTGTATCCGTGGCTGTTAATTGTGTAAGTAATCGGTTTAGTTAAATATTTCCACGTAGCTGGCTGTGTACGCTTATGTTTTACAAAATTTTCTTCGCTATCTCCTTGCATCCAACTGTATACGCCGGCTACTTTGGGAAAAACTGATCCGAATGGAAACTTAGGATTATTAAGATATCCAGGAAAAGGAACAATTCCAGGGCCGTCGGGCCCATTGAATTGACCGTCAGAAAATTTTCGTACTGGTAATTCATTTTCAATTAGACTAGCATCCATAGAAATAGTATCAGTGGCAGGTGATCCCCAACCTGCATTTTTCATTTTATTTTTTCTCTTTTTCATTTTTTAAGTTTTTCCAGCTATATGTGTATATAAGCAACTTGCAAATAAATCGTGTCCTTTCTGACTAGGATGAGAACAAGGTGTTATCCATTTGTCTGGCGATCCTTTGCCTAAAAACTGTCCATAATGATCTAGTTTATCTTCTAATTTATCTTCTTTAGAAATTACCAAGTCTGCAAACGTATCAAATCCTGCAGGCTTAAACATGCTGGACCACGGAAACAAATCTATTAAATGAGATTTGTCACTTCTACTTTTTCCAAAAATGGGTTTATCAGACTTTACAAATATCTCGTTTTTTCGTTCTACTTGCGTTGACAAACATTCGTTAAAATATGCTTTGTCGTATCTTCTATCAAATCCTGGCGTAATTACTAATCTTGCGTTCCTATATTTGCACCATGTCAATAATTCTTGTACGTGTGCAATTTGTTCTAATACTTCAAATTTATCACTATGTAATAATTGACCATACCCTTTCCATAAAGGAAGTCTAGAATTATCTTCTTCCATATGTTCGTAATGTGGCCACATCGCTTTCCAATTAAAATGGTCTTCTGCTTGATCATTAATGAAATCAAATCTTTCAAGACCACTAGGAGCATACAAAACTATAATTTCTTGTAAATCATCATAGCTAATTTCAGGGTACATATATAATTCTTTAATTGAAGCTCGATTGCCGCAACCTCTGATTCCTAAATTAATCGGAGTGTACGACTTATTAAAATATTTGTTACACAATACATTAACAAATGCATTATCATACTCCATCATAGTAAAATCTATGTTACTAGCTGCTGCTGTCAATCCATTTAATTTAAGATTAGAATAACCTTTTAACAGTCGTTTGCGTTGTTTGTAAGTAAGATCTATTGTAAGCGGACGTCCTTCATGATATTCCCAAGTGTAGTCTTGATATAATTCGTCATCGACTGCTCCTTGACCTTGTACAAACGAACACCCAATTGCAATAATTGCTTTTTTAGTTCTTTTTAAATCTTTTGTTATTTTGCTTACTTGCTCTTTATACATTTTTATTCCTTAGTTATATGATCTTCTATAACCTTTAAATATGTCGAAGAAGTTTTACTTGATCTTGATTTTAGAAGTTCGTAATTATGATCTAAAATATGCTTCACGCCGTTAAACCAGTTTAACTTATCCTCAGGCGACATATTGTTTATTCTAGCTATTTCTTTAGTAATTGCAGCCATTCTTGGCCATGTGGTTAGCATATCGTAACTTTCATCAATATAAGGACTAAATGTCTTATATCCTAACTCTCTTAATCGATGGAGTGAAAGTCTATTTCCTGCTATTATAAAAGGATGGTAACATGCGATAGGTTTAAAGGTTTTTTCACTAAGAAAACATTCGTGTTCACTTTCGCCAAATGACGCTTCGCTAATAACAGTTAACCATGTATCTAACATTATTTCATCATTAAACTTTGTTAGATAGTGACCGCAATCCTGATCTGCAAATCCCTTTAATCCTTTTTTTCCGGTGTCTGGCGGCAACATTGGCAACTTATGAATTACGCTATTGTATTCCTCGTCTGACATGATCTTACCTTCATAAGTAGCTTCGCCCATTTTAAACTTATTCATACTGTTTATGCCAGCTTCTAATAAATTAGCATCCGATAAGTGTTTAAAAAACCAAGCACGATGAGGCCTAGCACGTTTTTGTAAGGCACTATATGTTTTTATAGAGTCTAAGTTGGACTGCTTGTACTCTATTTGCTGGGCAAAACTAGGATACTTTTTAAGATCAGAGTTTAAAATATTAGATATCACAGATTCAAAATGAGGATATGGTACTACTAACATTTTATTTTCTGGTAAACACTCCTTAGACCATTCATCATATTGATCTTTACAATCTAAATTACCAGTAACATATATAATTTGTTTAGGATTAATACCATAAGTTTTACAATTATTATGAAACCAACTCCATAGCCAATCAGTTTGATAACCTTCGTGAGACTGATCAATTAATAAATAAGCCATACCTTTACGTAATGATTTTAAATATTTTTTATTTATATAAGCAAATAACGTTTGTCTGTTAGGATGTCTTTCATTAAATCCTAGTCCTGTGCTGTCAGGACCGCACCAGTCCCAAGGTGCATGTGCAACTCCAGTTGCAATAATATAAATTTCCCCTTTAACACGTTCAGTAGTAAGTATATGTCTACTATTTTGTTCATAAGATTGGGCAACCATTAATTCAGCAATTACTGGACTAGGAGTAAATCGTCGAATGCCTGACGGGTTTTTGTCGGGACACTTAATTAAATTTTTAAATTCACCAAGTCTCATAGATTCAAATACAAATCTCATTTAAATTAACCTATCCTTCCATGTTTTTGGTGTCCTAGAATTTACAATTTCTAATGGAAAAGTATAATCAAAAGGTTTTGTGCCGCGAGCTTTAATGTAATTAATTGTGTGCTCAACTGCTGTTTCTAAATCAGTTGTTGTTTCATAATTTAAAAGTTTTCTTGCTTTGTTTGCACTACACATTGCATGCTTAACTTCTTGAGGCCTATCATCTACGTGTATAGGATCTAAGTTGCAGCCTGTTTTATTAGCCACCAGCGATGCTAAATCTTTAATTGTAATAGTACCTTCATCTGGGCCTATGTTTACAATTTGATTTACAATGTTTTCATCTAGAGTAAGTTTTTCGAGACACTGTATACAGTCGTCTACATAACTAAAACATCTTGTTTGTTGTCCATCACCGTATATAATAGAAGGCTTACCTTGTAAATTTCTATTAATCATTATACTCATAACATTACGGAACGGATCATCGTACCGTTGTCTTGGTCCAACTATATTATGAGGTACAGCAATATTCCACTCCATTCCATGCACTTCGCTAAGTGTTATTAATACTTGTTCGCCTGCTACTTTTGCAATGCCGTAAGGATCAACTGGCGTAGGAGTTTGTTCTTCATGAAATGGTATTGTTTGTCCGCCGTATCGTGCCATACTAGTGCAATACACAAATCGTTTTACTTTATTTTCTAGTGCTGCACTAACAGTAGCAACAGTTGCTTGAAATATATTTTTAGTAATAAAATCTGGACTTACTACACTTAGTCCTTCGTGAGCAGTTGCAGCAGTATGTACAACAATATCAACGCCTTTCATTATGTCAGCCATACGCTCTCTATCACAACAATCTACTTTGTATAAAGTAGCTTTGTGATTTACATTATCTTCATAGCCGCCGATAAGAGTATCATTGCCTGAAACTTCATGACCTAATTCAATCATGCGATCAGCTAGATGACTTCCTAAAAATCCTGCTATGCCTGTTATAAAAATACGCATGTTCTTTCCTTAATTATTCTATTTTAAAAATGACATTAGCTGAGGGTGCATGTAGTCATTAACATATTGTTGATATGATTCGCTTTTTGGGTGAACATTATCTGGATGAAACTCTAATTTTTTCTCACTACACCAATTAACGATGGATTGTGTAAATATTTTAATATCATGGTTAGCTAACTGTTGAGAAAATATTTGTTTATAACGTATAGGCATTACAGTGTCCCATCCATAAACCACAAACGTGTTAGGTGTTATTTTTTTAGCAGCAATAATATAAAATAAAAGATTTTCAAGTTCTTGTTCAATGTCCAACATTGTATTGGTTTGAACATGGAGTGAATGAGATAATAAATCTATGCGGTGTTGTTTATCAAAAATATTTTTAGATGTTATAATACTTGATTGAGTTTCTAATGAATTGTCGTTTATTAGTATATCTCGAGAGTTATCATTGTCTTCCATTCTCTTATAACGTCTAGTTAATCCAGTTATTTGCCATATAATTATATCATCGCTGGTAATTCTGTTATTAAATAAATTTTCTTGAAGGCGATATCGTTGCAAAGCGTTAGATCCAGAACTTTCAGCAAGATTTAATAATGGCATATCTATAATTTTTGAAAGACAGGCTGCCCAGCCGGGGGCGTGATGAGTAATACTACATCCTAGCACAATTAACTTTTTTTTAAATTTATTTTTTTTCATTTCTGATACATCGGAAACTTTTTATTAACAAGCTGATTAACCCAATCAAAATTGTTAGTAAGTTCAACATTATCTTTTGCTTTTTGCATAACCAAAAGATTATAATTAGCAATTTTTTCACATTCTGCTATTAATAGATTATATTCATCAGGTGGCAATTTTGCTATACGATTAACTTCGTTAACAATTGCATGCATACGGTCGTTATCATTCACGATAGTATCATAAGTTTCATCAATGTAAGGAGAAAATGTTTTGTATCCCATCTGTCTAAATTCTTTTAAGAACTCTGGAGTAGAAACTACTATAAACGGTCTACTGCATCCTATAGCTTTATAAGTTTTTTCTGTTGGAAACGCAGGACTAAATTGTCTAAAATCTTCGTGATTGTGCCCTTTAAAATTCCAAAAAGGATCAAAATGAGATTCTATTACAACATTAACACCCGATTGCAAGATTTTATCATATATGTCAAATGATAATTTATCTTTAACGTTATCACCTTCTAGTGTATAAGGTATTTTGTCGATCCACTTTTTTAAGCGAGTATCGATTGTATAACCAAATTTTTCAGCATGCTGTTTAATTGTATTAGTTGGATATACGATTGGCGGATTGGCGTAAGGCATAATATTATTAAAGGTATAATTAAACTCTCTTAATAAATTTTTATTAAACAGCTCAATAAAAAACTTTAATCTAAAGTCAAGATAATTCCTACTAAATGCACTAAATTTATGTGTTAATGGCTTAGGTGATTGATTTATAACTCGTTCCATTAATAAGTTTAAGTGTTGAACATTTACTCCATCTATTCCTAATTTAGCACATTCAGTGGCTGTCCATGCTGCCCAATTTTCGTCAATACATACAATATAAAGTTGGGCAGGATGTATGTTACGGTTTTTAATTGTTTCTGCCCAAAGTCTTAAATCTAACAGATTGTAATATTCGTCACCATAAAATAATAAAATTTTAGAAGTACGGTCATTACTTAAATGGCTCCAAGCTGAGTCATAAAGACAATCACTAAAAGCTACTCCGCTTCTAGTAAAATCATGTTGATCGTGCCAAAATATCGATCCTAAATCGTATGTTTGATTTTCAGATATTTTAGAAAACAATTTAAAATCAAAATATCCGTGTACATTTCCAGTTTTAGTGTAAATTTTCATTCTTGTGTTCTCTTATCATAAGGAAGATTTGTTATTTCATCTACCCAGTATAGACTTCTATGAGGAGGGTCTTCTGGCAAGTGTGTACTATTACTAGTGTAATAAAATAATCTAAAGGTTGATCGATTTTTGTCTTGAGGACACTGAACTGGAGTTGTATATCCGTGGTAGCCAAATCTATTATATTTCCAAATAAGGCATCTATTGAATAATGTATCTACTGTTGTTATAACATTCTCTTTTTTAGAATCATAAAAATCTAATGCGCCGCCCCAATTAGGTTGCCATCCTGGTGTTATGTACATAGTAAGAGTTAGCGCTCGGTGTAATTGTAATTGTTCATTCCAATTAAAGTCTGTATGTACATTTAATATATCGCCATTAAAACTTTTACTATAACCTGCGCCAACTAAATGAGGGTCTGGTATTAAACTTGCTATACCAGTATATGCTGATAATAGTTTTAAAAAAGACGAGCTATGAAAATAATTGAGTGTGTTAAACGCAACTGGAGCTAGCTCCATTTTGTTAGTCTCCATCATATGACTACCGTTGCGTGTAAATGTTTTCCAATGAGAATCATCTATGGATTGACTTTCCGAATACATTTCCAATGCAATATCTTCTGGTAAAAAATTATCTACCACACCCATTGGAATTGGAGTCGCATCATTAAAAGACTGACTTCCTTTAAAAATATCTGTGTTAAACACGTCTGTTAAATGTTTCAATAGATTTCCTTCCTGGAGCATTATACTAGCATATAATACTATTTAGTAACAGTGAATCTGCTATTAAAGTATCATGGTTGAATTGATAGCTGTTTGCAGTGATTCCAAAAATTGTTCATTTCAGGAAATGTTTCTAAGAAATTAACGTTGCGTCTTTTATCATATTCAGTAAACCAGTTATAAAAATCTATGCGACCTTCTTTAACTTTATCTTCGTCATAGTTAACTGTAGCAAAATAATCGCGCACACGTCGAAACTTTTGATACTCTAGCTCTGTAAATTTAGTAGCATCAGTGTCATCTTTGTTGTCGTTAATAAAGTCTAATATTTTATCAAAGTAGGGTAAGAATTCTTCTTTAGGCAAAATCATCATATCGTATTGCAACGGTTCTTTTAGATAAGGAGTATCGAATCTAATACGTCGGCCGTACCCGCCTGGATTTAATATTTTTTGATATTGTGCTCGCCAATCTAAAACTTTTTGTAAGAAGTCTGTAAACGAAGTTACACTTAAAATATTGAATGTACACATAATACTAACTGGTGCGTTTGCATTATGTATATACGTCTCTAAGTTTTTTTCCCACAATTTTATATCTAAACCCGTGCGTATATATTCTGCTCTCTTACCCCATGTGTCTACACTTGTAAATATTTTAAAGTTTTTAATCTTTTTATTACTAACTAACTCTTTAACATTTACTGCTAGCTTCTCAACTAGTGCAGTTTTAACACCAAGATTACTATTACAATTAAGTTCTAAGTTTGGGCGACCTTCGTTTCGCAGTTCATCAAACATTCGCCAAGTGCTTCGGTGCATTAGTGGTTCGCCTCCAGTAAGGCGCAGAATGTTTAGTGTTTTGCTAACTTCAGGCCACCATTCCCACCATGCCTTAACATAAGGATTAGTTTCTTCTTCAAATACTTCAAACCAGTCAATAGAACAGCTATGATTTTTAACTTTTTCGTAAGGACCAGACTTTTTAATTTCACTTCGAAAACTAGAACTATGCAAAGGATGACAGTACCCGCACTTAAAATTGCACTCGTTACTAAATGCTAATTCGATGTATTCTGGATTAATATTAGCGTCCCAAGAATTATTAACAATTTCATCAAGTCTCTGTCGATTATAAATGCCCGCATTACGTTCGTGTCTATCACTAATATGTGTGTCACTAAGTGCTTCTACATTCCAGCAGTATTGACACCCTTTAGGCTTTTCACCTATTAACATTAATGCACGTTCTTTTTTCTTTTGAATTGTATTATGTAGTGCAGCTGGATTTGCTTCGATCTCTTCAAGAGGTATATGGTGTGGTGCAGGATGATAGCAACTATGTGTTTTGCCAGTGTGTAAGTAAATTGTTGTGTGGTGCCACTTAGCTAAACAAAACGTAGGACTTATTGTATTTGCAATTTCTTTTACTTTTTTTATCTTGTCGGTTTCACTACTCATAATTTTTCTATAAACCTTTGATGATCTGTTCTAGACGGATGTTGATACACTGCTTTAAAAAACTTACTTTGTTGGGCATCTAAAGGATTTGCAGAGATAGGTATATCGAGTTCATCTATTAATGTTTCGCCGAGCCCCATAATTTCATAAGGCAGCATTTCTTCTGTAATTTTACTATATTCGCTGTCCCACAGACTATTTAAATATTTAAAATCTCTTACTTGTACATAATCCCAATCAGTACACATCGTTTTATATAGACCTTCACGAGTGCCGTAGATAGCCCATAGGCCGTTTTCTACATCTGCTCCTACCATGCTCCAAATATAAAGCCAATGTAAGCAGCGCCAGTGATTGTTTTTAAACTCTTCTTTGCTAATTCTAACACCGCGATCAGTTGCAAGTTTTACGCCTTCTCTAAATCCGGCTCGCCATGCTTGTGCTGCTGTTTCATTATTGTATACGTCTGAGTAACAACTATTCATTTGTATATATTTTGCATCCCAACAAAAGTCAACTTGTGCATGTGCGTTGTTAGGGTCAGCGTTTTCATGTGTTTTCATATTCAACACATATTCTTTAGGCCAACATTTTAGTCCGCCGTTGCCGTACATAAGTCCATTAATTTCGTTACGACCGCACCAACTAATTACAGTATTCTTTAAATCTGCATGCTCATCAAAGTCAATTTCTTGATTTAAAAAATCTTCACGTATTCTATTATCACCGTCTACAGTAATAAAACGATCTGTTTCGCTTAATTTTGCACAGGCTTTATGTGCAGCATCACTGCCCTCTACACCGTGTACACGCTTTGCCCATGGTACTATTTTACACAAATCTGCATAGTTTTTTTCTGCATTAGGCTCGTCGTAACTTAGATAAATGATATCGTAGTCAATTGGTTTAAATTTTGCCATTATATAATCTCGTGTACGTATTTGTCAAAGTATCTTGCTGTGTATATACTTACATTATTAGGATCGTGTTCGGCATCACATATGAACGGAATTATTGATACAGACTCCGATAACAATTCTCCCACATTAAATTCTAGACTTCTATAAAGTATATTCGGATTGTATTTTTCAGTAACACTGAAATAAAGTGTTTCGTTAGGATTGTATCCGCTCATGCGTAAGAATTTTTTAGTGTGCGGATTAATTCGAATATTCCAGATATTAAAATCAGTATCTTGTCGTATAACAATATCGTTTTCTAAATTAATATTACAATCTGCTAAATCAAATACAAATATATTGTTGTGTTTTAAAATTAAGTCTCCGACGTCTACTGTGTCGTTTATTTTTAATGCTTTATTTTTATCTCGATATAACTTTACATTTTCAACAATAAGTTCTGCATTGTCTGTAGTAAATTTAGTATTTGCAGGTAGATCTTTTAATAATTTGTAAACAGTGTCATTTATCCAAACATGTTGCCCTGCAAGATGTGGCAATTCTTCATACCATACATCGATGTACATGCCAATATACTGTGGCAATGGCGCAACTTCCTTTGTATAATCTTCTAAATATGCTGATTTATCAACACGCTTAATCATAGGCAATTGATAACACATTGTAGCAGCTGTCTTATGCGTATCGTCGTATGCAACTTCTTTCAATCGTATTTGCTTTAAACTAACATCATACGTTATAGTAAACTCTTCAGTTCTACGTTCACCTGTAAGAATAGGCTTAACTTCATCGTTTTCAATTTCAAAAACTTCGAATCCTTCTTCGGCAATGTTTCTTGAACTAATCTTATGTATTTTACCAGTTTCTTTATCGTAATACACATAAGACATTGTACTAACTGCGCTAGTAGTAAGTTTTTTAAGTAAATCTTGTAAATCAGACATTTGTTAAATTCCTATAACGCTCTAGTGCTGGGGACTTTTCTACAAAGTCCTTTTCAGTATAATGTAGTATTCCTGTTTGAACATAATTACCAAGCTTTGTATTTCCATCTTTGGATATGTAAACACCTATTTGACTTTGCCAGCTAGTCTGAACTTCGTGCCATCCTTGGCAATATGGCTTCATATGGGTAAAGCTAGGAAATTTGGCAACTTTGTTTGTTATATCAGATTCGCAATCTAATATTTTTGTTACAATAGCAGTACATACATCCATACTCACATGCTTAGGACGAGACGCTGCTAACAATTGTTGTTCATAAAATGTTTCCCAGTTATTAACTACTAATTCTAACCAAGCATAAAACTCTTGTGCAAACTCGCACTTTTTAAAATAATGAAGTCCGCAGAATAAATTAGGTAAATTATTATCAATAAACGTTTTTCTATAGTAACTAGTATTCGCAGTTTTGCCCTTGTATGTTAACACGTTACTAGTATAAAATACTTCGTAGTTAGAAAGAACGTCCCACCAAGTGTCAATGTTTTGCAACACTAGCATATCAGTGTCCATTACAATAGTTTCATCATACGGACTAGCATGATAAATCTTCCAACGATTTTCTACTTTCCACTCACTTGTGTCTGCACTGTCTCCGAACGGAATAGGAATAATCTTATCAAAAAGACTTACATATTCGTCTGGCACCTTATCGTCTGTAATTAAACTAATAGGCACATTGTTATAATAACGCAAGCTCATTGCCAGTAGTGCAGCTTGCTCTACATAATTATCAGTTGTATTGTTTTGTGCAAGAACTACCACTCCCTTAGTCATTTGCAAACTCCTGATCAATTATTCTATTAAGGCTACTTTTATTCATTACGTGAATAGTTTGTCCTATAGTTTTTAATGCAGTGTATTCACCTAAGTAGTCTTTCTTTTGTACTAAAAACATCATTTCGTCGTCGTGCATTTGCCATAACACATCCTTATCAGTAGTATAAAGCATACTACCTGGAAGTTGTTGTGCAAAATCTCCAGATTGAAATCCATTCATTATGTGAATCGCCATACTAAATGCAAAGTCATTTCTAAATAAACCAGAGGTTATTTGGTAAACTCGTCTGTAGTGATTCCACTCTTCTTCGATATGTTTAACAAGATCAAAAAAGATAGTATTAGTTTCTGTTTTTTTAAAATAGACAACAGTTGCCCAATAAAAGTCAACACTAGTGTTGCTTATAGTATCAAATTCTCTCTCATTGCGAACCTTTGCAATATCGTCAGACTTTTTGTATATCATAAAGTCTGAATTAGAATTAAAACAACTTTTTAACAGATCATTAGATATAACATAGTCAGTGTCCATTAATAGCGTTTCGTCGTAGGGAGTAAGATCATACACACTTGCACGATTATTATTTTTAAAACTTGCCGACTTCTTTGATAACGTGCCGTCGAAGAAGTAACGCTTATTACTTTCAGCAGTATAATCTAGCCAAATAACCTTATCAAAGTCATCTGTACCAAACGTGTCCTCGAGATAGCCTATACTGTCAGTTGCTACTGACACAGGAATATTTAAATATTTCTTTATACGCTTTGCAAGAAACACTGCTTGTTTTACATAATCGATGTGTCCGTTATTACGTGCAATTAAAAAAGCGCCTTTACTCATAGTTTACTAATTTCTCTACACTTCTATTCTTTTTAAGATCAGCATAAGCAGTAAAGTAATCATTGGACGCAATAGTATATTTGTTTATAATTTCGCTATAAAAGCTTTCTAAGTCTTCTACCATACAAGGAATATTATTATCATCTGTAATAACAACTTCGTCTTGATCTGCTGATACCATTGCACTTACAAACGTAATCAATTCACGAGTAAGTGTAAACTGCGAGCCGTTGTAAAAATGTATTAATTCTTCTTGGTATTTTTCTGCTAACAATCGTTTTTGGTTGCTTAGTGTTAGCATATAGTTAGAAAAGTCTAATGCTTTTTCTAAACGCTCATCCATAGTTATACTCCTAGTTTATTACTATTAGTATATATTAGATTTAAGTATTTGTCAAGCAGAGATTGGTTAACTAAGGATTCTTATGTTTGTACCAGTTGGAGGAGTTTCGATTATAACTGCATCATGCACAGTGCCGTTAATTGTTATTTGACTGCTAGGAGTAGCTGTTTGTACCACACTATTAAATGTGCCAGAAACTGGCTCGTCGATTCCCCAGGTTGGATCGTTAGGCGTACCATCTACAAATTCTACTTTGAATTGTATAGTAGATGTATCACCAATTGTTACAACTTCTCTTGCAAAAATTCTGTATTCATTATTAGCATATACTGCGCCACCGTCTCTCGAATACACTAGCTGATAGCTAGTTGTAAGATCATAATTTCCTATACTACTGCTTGTTCCGATGGCAGCATTATTAATAGTTTCAGTTGCTTTAAAACTAATTGTAGTCATGGCATTTAAAATTGTTTGCCAATCGACTGTTTTTGCCTGACTTCCTGTATAATCTACACTAGCACTAAATCGAATTTCGCCGCCGGCATTGAAAAAATGTCTACGTTCAGTATCAGTGTTAAATGTTACAGTAAAAATATGACTAATGGTACCATTCCAAGAGCCTGTGGCTGCTGCACGGGTTGAATTTACAGCTGGTAAATTGGCTACAATCAAATTGCTAGGATCAACTGCAAATTTGTCAGTGATAATATTAGAAGCTAATGATTCTAAACTTAATACATATGATTCTTCAATTAAATCAGTATCTACTGTGTTTGTATCATAATCACCTACTACAAATTCACTTATTGCAACAGAGGCACCGACTTGATGTGACCGTACTCGTATTAAATCAATATATAAATCTTCGTAGTCTTGCGCTGTAACTTTGTTAGCGTCGACTGGATTTGAAACTGAACGTGTGCCGACTACGCTATTTGTACTAAATCCTTGTCCATACCCATATTGCTCTGACGCAGACACGGATGTTCCAAGTACTAAATTTACATTATTACGAAGTGTGTTATATCTGCTTGCTAATATAGTTACTGACATCTATCATCTCTTTATTGTTAAGTATATTTATTTAAAAATATTTCGAACACTAAAATGCTGATTATGCCAATGTTGAAGTATTATAATAAGTTGGGGCTGGCACAGTTACATCGCCGGTTGCACGATAATGTTGTATTATACTTTCAAGTCTACCGTCAACGTTATTATCAATATTGTTGTCAAAAACTACATCGTTAAATTCAATTCTAAAAATAATACGTGTATCAATATCAGAACGTGCTTTAACAGTATAAATATTGCCTGCGTACACTGCACTATATGTGCCGCTACCTATCTTTTGGTATATGTCTTGGAACGCACTAGTTAAATCATAATTACCGATAGATGTTCCGCCGCCTGTTGTCGATACAGTTGTTTCAGCATTAAATTTAATTGTGCCAACTTGCGAGCACAACTGATTCCAGTCTAGTCCTTTTGGTGTAGTTGCACTTGTATTATTTGCACTTATTCTAATTTCGCCGCCGGTATTAAAAAAGAATCTGCGCGAATCTACAGAACTAAAAGTAACTGTAATTTCGTGAGTAAGCAATCCATTCCAGCCGCTCGATCTAGCACTAGAAATTCCTGGTTCTAATGCAGCTTGCGACGAGTGCATAGTTGCTTTATCGGCTTGCACCTGAGTCATTAACGCTTCAAAGTCTAAAATACCCTTTTTAATTCCTTCGGGATCAGTAGCCGTTACACCATCGTCATCGACAAATGCACTTGTAGCTTCTGCAACAGTATTAAGATTTTGAACAACTTGAGCAATACTAATGTCTCCGGCGCCTACTTGGTGTACTCTTGCTTTAAGAATGTCTGCATAAATTGCATTCATATCTATAGCCTCAACTACATCACCTGTGTTGTTAACAGGTGTACTAGTAACTGTTTGTCCGTATCCGTTTTGTCCTGAGCCATTGCCTAATATAAGTGCAATGCTAGATTGCAAATTGTTAATTCTTGCTGCTGTAATATCTGCCATGATGATTCCTTATTATACTTTGAGTACACACTCTACTAATTTTTCACCCTCATCGCTATTACTTTCTAGCGCAATTCCTACTAATGCTGTTGTTGCAAGTGTAGTACAAACACCATCTCCTAATGCATATACAGCATCGCCTTTTCTAACTGCACCCTTAACTCTTACAGGTAAGCGCCCTTTAAGTCCAATGTATTGACCTTCTGCTTCACTGTTCATCATGTATGCTGGATCTGTTGAAACAACACCAATGCAGTGGTTACTTGCATTTGCCGGCTCTACTTCATGATCTTCATGGCTGCATACTGCTACTGCTGTTCCTGCTGGTAATTCTTCTGCTGTAGAATATTTTTCTGCTAAGTCAGCATAACGTGCTTGTGTTGCAGTACCTTGGAATAAGTTTGCAGCAATATTACCTGTTGCATCTCTTACTGCTATAGTATTATTAGATGCACTTGAGCTTGCACTACGGAAGTCACTACCTACTCTTAATGTAGCAGCCTTGGAAGCTTCTCCAGTAAAGTTAGTTGCATATACATTTGAAAAACCAAAGCTTGCAGAACCTAATGTAAATGTGTTATCTGATGCTGGAAGTATGCCAGTCGATGTAACTGTGCCAACATGTGTTAGTACTCCTGCGCCACTAGTAACTTTTAATTGAATTACACCGTTATTAGTAACATTTTGTATTATACCATCAAAGCCGTTAGCAGCAATCTTAAATTGAAAATCGTTCGAATCTCCAACTAATATACCGTCATCTGGAGTTTCAACTGCACTTGCAAATAAAGTATTACCTGCGCCTGTTTGCACAAAGTTTGCAGCAGCTATTCCGCCTAACTTATCAGCGTTTGTTGCCGTGCCGTGGAATCTATCAGTAGTACTTGTAACACCGCTAGTTGCTAATTTAGTATTTCTTAGTGTAACACCTTTATAAATTCTGTCGAACCCTTGTGCAATTAGTGCTGTTTGGCTTGCATTTAAATCAAATTGCGTTGGGCTTATAACAAATATAGTTTCGTCTTCAATAATAGAAGCAATTAATCCTCTTGTGGCATTTGTGGTATCAAGAACTTCGAGACTAGACATTTGGGTTACACCTTCGCCTGCGTTCTGTGGACCTATAAGTACGAAACTTGTACCATTGTAGACATAAAGCTGATCATTCCCAGTATCCCACCAAAAGTCAGCAGTTGCTAAACCGGTTGGTTCAGCTGCGCCTATTTCTGCGCCGCCTGTTGTACGCCATTGTGTTCCGTCATAAAATTTTAGTTTGCTTGTGCCGCTGTCAAACCAAACTTGACCGCTAATCGGTCTGCTTGGCTGATTTGCTCCGCTAAAGTTTTCAAGCAAAAACAAAAAGTTTTCGTTTTGTATTTCGCCGTACCCTGCGTAGTTTTTACCAATAAATTTAAGGTCGGTTGTTTGATCAACTGTACCGTCTTCCACTGTAGTTAACAGTGTGTTATTATATCTGTCTATTGCATATGCCATTATTATGTAACCCCTAGTGCTATTATATTATTTATCGTTTTACGGATACTCAGTTGTTGTTTGGAAATTCCACCCTGTTCCGCTTGATTTATATGTCATTAGTGCTCTTGCAGGTGTTAATACAACGAGACCACTTGCGCCTTCAGCTGCAAATACTACATCTTGTACAACTGATTCGTTTTGTGTGCCGTTACTATCAACAGCAATATAACTTGTGTTTTTAGCACTTTCAACATCCACGCCTTCAACCGTGGCGCCTGCATAAGATGTTGTATGTATACGTGCAATTTTATTAGTGTTTAGAGTTGTTGCTGGATATAAGTCATCTAAATATGCAGCGATTGCATTTTGCAATGATGTGCCGGTGCCTAATCCGGTAACATCCATACTAAACACTACAGGGTCTGTTGCAATTTCTTGGTCTACGTACTCTTTAGTTGCAACAGTACTACCTGTTGACTCTGTTACAGCTAAAAGTGCAGCTTGTCTTGCACTAATTGCTTTAGCAACGCCTGTAATTTTTTGTGCATCAGTAACATTAATATCTCCGCCGGCTGTAATTGCAATGCCATTTGCTGACGTAATAGCCATATCATTTGTAGAACTGATTAATTTACCATTAATGTTAATTTCATCAACTTGTAGTACAGTAAGTGTACCGATTTGGTCTAAGTCAAGTGCCTTTGTGACATTTACTAATGTATCATTTGTAAGTTTATCGACTCCACCTATTTGATAAGTTTTTGTTGTTGAACTTATATCTACATTAACATTAGATGTCCATGCATCTTGCGCAGTAATCCAAGTCCATGTTTTAGATCCTACATCACTTGTATCTAATATTAAACCTGCATTGTTAGCATTAGCGCCGGTAAGTGTTGTGCCAGCTGCTGTTTTAGCAATTTCAATATTTTTATCCTCGACTCGTAAAGTAGCAACATCAATACTTGTAGTTTCGCCTTCAACAATAAAATTTCCTGTAACTCGTAAGTCGCCTTCGACATCTAATGTATAAGCCGGTAGTCTGTTAGTTGTAAATATACCAACCCGTGCAGTACTTGCGTCTACATAAATTGCATCAACTGAGATAGCACCAAACGTACTTGACTTAACTCGTAAACTTAAATCGTGATCTGTAAGTTGATTTTCAATGTAAAAACGCGGACCAACAACTTTTTGTACGTTGTTCTGTGATAAACCAATTGTTAAGCCACCTGAGTTTTGAATTGTTAGTGTACCAGTTGTAATACCGTTTGCAGTTGACGGAAGGAAACTGTCAGCAGCTCTTACTACGCCGCCTGCTGTAACAAGAGCGTTTGCTGAATCTGCAATTCCTCTAAATTTAAAGTTAGCAGTATCAATAATGTTCATTCCAACTTTGATAATACCGTTAGGATTTGATGCTGTAACTAATCCTAAAACTCGCTGTGCATATTGTGGAGTAAATTCAATGCTACTAATAACTGCCGAAAGTGTGCCGCCTACATATAAATATGCAACCGTACGTGATCTACTCTGCGAGTCAAGTATACTGCCAATTTCAAATCCACTTTTGCCCTGAGTTACTGTATATTGTGGACCCATAAGCATTAAATCTGTACCGTCAAACGCATAAACTTGATTATTTAGGTTGTCGATCCATAAATCACCTGCAACCATTTGCGGACGAGTATTTTGAACAATCGGACCACCACTTGCTTTCCATACACTGCCGTCATACACTTTTAAACGTTGATCTGTACTATCCCACCATAGTTGTCCTTTTAGAGGATTACTAGGCGCAGCAGTATTACTAAAATTTTCTAATAATTTAATAAAGTTTTCATTAAAATATTCACCGTAGCCGCTATAATTTCGACCTACTAACACAAGATTAGTACTTTCTGTATCAATTTGTCCGTCGATTAAGGCTGTTAACAATGTGCCGTCTGTTTTGTTTAATTGATAACTCATGTTATGCTCCAGTATATATAATATAGTTAACTGCTAAGAAAGGATTCATAACATCCAAAGGTGTTCCTAGTGTCGATTCTGTTTTTATGCCGCCACTTGCAGCAATGCCTTGTGTGCCGCCAAGTCCTGGTTCAATAGGTAGTGTAATAGCATTGTCGTCTACAGGTTCGCCAGCGCCAACTCTGATTCCGTAGAATTGTGTTCCGCTTGCGCCTTCTAAATCGTGTTCGTGTTCTGGTAAATTATCAGTTGCAATAGTTTTTGTTTCTGTTCCTGCGTTTCCGCCAATTGCATCAGCAGCAATATCAGTTACTCTGTTTGCTCCAGCGCCTCCCATATTATCAAGACCTAGTGCAAATCTGCCTCTAAAGTCTGGCAATGTAAATTTAGCAACACCGTTGTCACTAACTAAACTAGCATCTTTAAAATTGTGTTGTATTGCTAACCATAATTCGTTATAATCAGACTTAGCAATTTCACTACCATCACATAACAACCAACCAGCAGGCGCTTCTATTCCGCCGAATGGCATCATTGCGCCTGCTGGAACTAGAGGAATTGTTTTTAAGAAATTACGTTTTGTAATTCTATAAACACCAGTAGTACCAGTAGTCACGTTCAACAATAATTCGTCAGCGTTGCCTGCATCATATGTTACTGTTTTGTTGCTAATAAAACTGTTTGCAATACTTATATTGAATGTTTTTGTACTGCCGCCGGTTTGTCCGTCAAATTCAAAGCTGTTTGGAGCGACATCGCCGCTTAGTGCAAACGTAGTAGCACTTGCTAGTCTATCTGCTGAACCTGCTCTGCCGCTCACTGTGCCACTTACGTTTCCTTGAATATTTCCAAAGAATGTAGTAGCATATATTTGATCATATTTGTTAATCGAACTACCGATGTTTCTTGTACTATTGCTGTCTGGTGCAATATTACCAGTTTGTAATATGCCGCCAACGTCAACATCACCACCAATGTATGCATTTAGCGCAACACCAAGGCCGCCGGTTGTAATAATACTACCTGTTCCAATTGAAGTTGAATTAATAGTACTAGTAAGATTTAATACTCCAGTTTCAGCTTCTCCAGTTTTTGGAGAAATCTTAATATTTCCTTTAACATCAATTGTTTGTTCAGGTGCGCCGTTATTAAATCCTACATTGCCGTCACTGTTAATGCTCATAACTGTAGGAGTTAAGTTACCGTTACGCATTCTAATGTCAATACTCGAACCACTTGTGTTATGTTGTATAACGCCTGTTTCGCCGTCAATACCTAAACTTAGCTGTCCACCTGTACCAATTTTGACGCCATCATTACTTTTAATGCTTAGTTGATAATCAGTGCTACTTGCAGCGTTACCTCTTAAAAAGTTACTTGCAGGTATCGAAGTATTTCCTACAACTAATGCCTCTGCTTTTTCTGCTGTTCCGTAATATTTTAGCGCCTGTGTACCAACAATTGCTTCATTAGCAATGTTCATACCAGGATTAATTCCTGTTCTAAAACCCTTTATCGACGTTTTTGGTATAAAGCTTTGGCTACTAATAATAATTACTGGTTGATCTTCAACTTTAATTGCTAGTACATTATATGTTATATCATCTGTGCCTACAATTGCTTGTGCTTGTGCACCTGTTAGTAGTCCGTCACTAAAGTCCGGCCCTACTAATACCCATGCACTGCCTGTAAACAAATATAGCTGTTGACTTTCTGTGTTAACCCACAAGTCTCCGGCACTTGAGTTTGCTACTGCTGGTGCTGCGCTAGCTTTTTTGAGGCCGCCGCTTGCTACCCAATTAGTTCCGTCATATACTTTAAGTTGATCTACACCTTGCGTGGTATCGTACCAAAGTTGTCCTTCTACTGGACGCATCGGAGCTGTTGTATTTGCAAAGTTTTCTAATAGATGTAAAAAGTTTTCATTTACTGATTGTCCGTACGCTGTTGTTCCTCTACCTGGAAAACTTAATGTTGTTTCGCTATTAAGCGTATTATCTTCAACTGTTATAACACCTTTGTTAACAGTGTCAGTGTAACTTATTGTATATGGCATAATTTACTCCTTAACCTGCTAAACTTTGTACACGCACTGTATAGTCAATTTGAATTAATCTATTAAGTGATTTTTGTACAGGGTGGAAAATAACATGCGTAATTAATCTGCCAGTACCGCTAGTACTGTAACTGCGCAATCCTAATTCGTCAAATACATAAGCACTATCAGTTGCACTTGCAGTATCAAATGCATCTTGTCCATTAGGTTCGCCGTAGTCTAGCAAACAACTTACTACAATATCAGTGTAATTAGTGCCGCTAACATGTCTAGTTTCCAGTTTATTTCTTGCAGGGTCAGTATTGTTTACACTTCTGTCATCAACAATCTTAGTATAGGTTTGATTGTATAGACTTGCATTTGTGCCTGTACTATTAGATGTTAGATATGTAATAATTCCGGTTGGGTCGACGCTCGTGCCGCCGTTTCCAAAACTCATTTCGTATATAAATCCTTGTCCGGCATTACTTAAACTTTCGGCTAATGCAAGACTCATATTCTCATAATGAATTGCATTGCGCTTGTCAATATATACTTTTTGTGACTCGGGATCAAAAATTTTGATATGCCCTTGTACTAGTACTCCGTTTGTGTCTTGCATGTTATCGCTCATTTATTTTTCCTATACTGTATTTATTCAGGTAGCTCAGATGTTCCGGCACGTAAGAATCTTGCAATGCTATTTTCTGTATCACCTAGTGATGTTCCATTATTTGTCCAACTTTGACCCACTTTTTTCACTACTGTTACTCTAGTGTCCTTTGCTGGCGTTGCAAGTAATGTGATTGCATTGGTAACTGCATCAAAAGTAAAGTCTGCTGCTACTGTAGTATCACCTTCCGGACTATCTAATGCTGTAGCAGGATTAAATACGTTTAATGGTGCTTTACGCATTCGTGTGCCTGCTGCAAACACTTCAATTTCATTAACTGATGCTACTGGGTAACCAATCTCAAACGTTGCTGTAACGCCGTCTGCTGTAACGTTATACGCTAATGTTCTATCTTTGTAAGGAACAGTTTTACTTATGTTTTGATCAAACACTTTTGTATCTGTTGCATATGTATCTTTAACACCAGTACCTAATGTACCTCTGCGTAGTTGACGTAGCGTGTTTTCTTCTTTTACAAAGTATTCAATACGCTCGCCTTCGATAAAGATTACACCTGGTAAGTTTTGTCCTTTGTTTGGCTCTGACAAACTACTTGCATCATCAAGTTCGATTCTTAAATCATAATAATTTAATGCTTGTGCTAGTTTAGCAGTCGAAGTATCTAAACGCTTAAAGTGTGTTCTGTTTAACATATCTTTAAATTGTCTATATGCAAACTTAGGTGTACTAACGGGAGCAGTAAAGTGAATAACATCTATAACGTCATTTGCATCAGGTTGTTTAATTAACTGTACTTTTAATTTGTCATCAGTGACATAATAATCTACACTAGGCGATAACAATTCTCCGTTTACACTTACCCATACGTATTGTGCATCAACAGCAGATTTACGCAGTTTAATTTCTCCAACTGTTAACCTGTTATATGTAATATAATCAACATCTTCAGGTACTAGCGTAGTTCTTGAAACAACATCATAATTAATGCGTTCTAGACCTAATAAGTTGTGATTGGTAAATTGTATTACTTCAACAACTGCTCCGTTAACAGGCGCAGTGTCTAAAGTAACTGTGGTTCCATTAATTCTATAGTCGCCATCTGTAATTACATAAATTTCAAGTAGGTCTCCTGGGGCACCAACTTCGTCTGCTAAAGTAATACTACTATTTGCAATTTCAAAACGCCATTGTAGTGGAGTATCAATTATAGTACCATTTAAGAATACTTTAAGATCTGCAACATCTAAACTACCTGCTGGCATTTGGAACACTTCTAATGGATATTCTCTTTGACTGTTTGCAGGAATTGTATACTGAATATTGTATCCTGCATTTAATATAGCATTGTCTACTTTAACAATTATATTATGTTCTGTCGGAATAGCATATAATGGTGCAGTTGCTAGTTCAAATACAGTGTCAGTGCCATTGCCAGCAAACGTGTCTTTAGTAATTTGACTATAATTAACTT